TCCGATTGTTACACCACTGTTAATACTATTTCCACTGTCACCAAAAGAAAATATATATCCACTATTGTCGAGACCAAATCCATTATTTGCTTCCGTATATATTACAAAAAGACCACCATTACTAGGTCCTTGTATACCCTGTTGTCCTTCTGGACCCGTTGGACCAATCAGATATGCAGGATTAACTGTACCAGTGGGACCTGTACCCAACGTATTTTCACAACAATTATATATTTCTTTGTATCTCCTCAAAGATGTATAATCACTTGACGACATTAGTATAATAATTATTCACATTATTTATTTTTTCAATATTATTTATTTTACAATTTAAAGATATACAAATTCATAATGGTTTATAAATGATTTTCGTTTTCATTTTCCATTTATTATATGAACAATCTATATACAAATTATGAATGACGATTTAGATTTGGATATTAATAATTATAATATGCATGATTTGGAACAATTTTTTCAAATAAAACCTTCGCAAAAATACACTGCTGCTGATATTGAAGAAAAAGAAGTAAAAATACGCGAGGTTCTCCTTTCTTCTGGAAAAGTTGATAGAAAATTTAAAAAAGATTTACTCGATTTTCTTGAAACCGCACGTAATTGGATTATATTTGTAAAATGTGGTGGTCCAAAACAACCCACTACCATTCCAAAAAATCATCGTCTAGATAATACAATATATAAAGAACAAAGTATACCACGCAATGATGAACTAGTAACGCCTAACAACAAACCTTATGTTTACGCACAAAACAGTGATTTTTTTAGAGGTTCTCTAAATCCATTAAATCATCGTATTAGCACAACAAGTTTAAATATTGATACACGCTTTAGAAAAGATATCAAAGCACCCAGTTCTGATTTTATATTACAATTACCAACAAAAATAAATAAAGTTGTTTCCATGACTCTTTCTTCATTAGAATTGCCCGTGACATTTTATGGTATTACTGAATCTTATGGTAATAACTATTTATATGTTAGACTCATTTATAAAGATTTTGATGATAATACAGTCATAAAGGAAATTGAAAAAGTATTGATATTAAAAGACGGTAATTATAACGCAAGTGATTTATTATATTCAATAAATAATGGTTTTGCACCAAAAGATGCAAGTGGTAATTTGATCTCACCAGATGATCCATATTCTTATATTCATTTAGTTCATGATATTACAATCTCTGGATCGGGAACCGGAAAAGTAACAATACAACCTAATTCAGAGTATACCAAAGCAGATAATATTTTAGACATTACAATGGATTTTAGAAAAGGTACTGATTTACAAAATGATAATAAACCAATTACATCCAAAATAGGGCAGAATTTAGGATTTATAAAAACATTATATACAGGTTCCCGATGTCATGTTGCAGAAAGTATAATTGAACCATCTACCATTCGTTATGTTTATCTTGCTATTGACGATTATAACAATAATGTCAATAATCATTTTGTCAGTGTTTTTTCTGATTCTATATTGAATTCTAATATTCTCGCACGTATTTCATTAAAAGGTTCATATTTCGCATTATTGATGGAAAATGATTTCAATATTGTGACAGAACCTCGTAGATATTTTGGTCCAGTTGATATTCAACGCTTACATATACGTTTATTGGATGAATATGGACGTGTATTACAGATGAATAATTCAAATTTCTCTTTTTGTTTGAATTTGAAAACGATTTATGACTTGTAAATATATACAAAAATTTATATATTTTTATGACAACATTACAAAAATATACACTTGTTGACTATGTTATTCTTGGGGAGGGTGGGTTCTTCGTTGAAAAGGAATATTTTATTCTTGATATTAGTCTTGTATTTAATCCCGAAACCTACAATTTGACTCAAACATTACAAATTGAATTCCCAGCATCTATATTGAATGAAAAACTAGGTATTTATAAAGACAATTCAGGAAATATTACACAAACAAATAATAATTATAATGCGGTGAACCTTGAATTCGATAATGATAGTATTTCTCTTTCGTCTAGTGATTTTTTAGATAATTTTGATGCGAGTGGTATCGTGCATTATGGTGCTTTTAATACATTATATAACGATTTTTTGAGAAAGGTGAATCGGTATTTTGGGTTGGGTGGTTTAACATCGCAGCTCATTCAACAAGACATTGATATTGACGATGATGGTTTTATGAGTCTCAATGAATTTCATGATACATTGAAATCGCGAACCCTTGATACAAATGAATACCAATTACAAGGCACTATTACTCTTTCCAATTTAAATGTTATTTTAAAACAAGCAATAAAACACAATATATTTGACAATAGAACATTTCATAGTATATATCATGGTTTCATTCCAGGTGATAAATTACTTATTTTGGATGGTATACAAGGAAAGATCGCACTTGATTTAACATATAACATAGGAATAAATACAACCGTTGCTACTAATAATCAAGATTATCCAAATTCTTTATTAACACAACCTTATTACTCGGACTTGTCAATGAATCCATTTCCAAATTTAGAGAACATAGTTACAACTGACTTATTGTTGATATTAGTATAATTTTGATACGATAGTAAATATGTATTATCTTGTAAATAATATATATATCATATTATAAGTTATAATGAGTACAGATCCTACAAATCCATATTCAACTAGTTATGCAATCGCAGGTTTTGGTGGGTTTCAAATAGATCAATCCTTTCCTACATATAGACCTGCTGTTGATACATCTAGAGTATATAATGTTGCTGACGCAATACAGTTAACTTATAGTGTACGTGAATTAAATTATAAAATTGGTGTTGTATTAGACGCAAGTGAAAATCCAACATCCGGAAATGTTACAATTAATGAAAGTATGGAAATTACAACTGATGATTTTTTAAATAATGTAACGACTTCCAATATCGTATCTATGGGTAAAATGTCTACATTATATAGCGACTTTTTACATACAATTAATGCTTATTTTGGTACTCCTATCAGATTAAATAATAATATATTTACTTTGAATGGTGGTGTATTTGATGCTTCTGCGTATCTCCATCTCATAAATGGAGGAAATTTTGACATTAATGGTTCATTTGTTAGTGATTTTACGGGCGATTTACGTATTTATGATATTAGTACTCAATTAAACGGTGCTATTTCACAAGATATATTTGATAATCGCTCTGATAGAACCTATACAACTTCTGATGGTTATCGCCCGGGAGATTTAATTTATATTCCAGAAGGTATGACTGTAACTCTGAAATTGGATATTGAACTGGGTGCAAATAGCGATATTTTTTCGGGTACTAGTAATTTACAAAAGATTGACAGTCAGTTGAATTATTATGATTTAAATACTAAAGTCCGAAAGGTAACTACCTATAGTAGTACTAATATTACACAATCATATACTGTACCTATATTATTAATTGCCAGCGCAAATGAAGGCTACAGTTTTGAAAATTATGCGGACACTTGGACGAATATGACATTGAATTTAGGTGCTCGTGACTGGAATTTTGTTTCTATTTCATCCACCGGACAATATCAAAGTGCTATTGATGTAACTGGTGCTATATATAACTCCAATGATTTTGGTTCAACTTGGGAAATTCGTTATGCTATTGGAACATCTACTGTTAATGCTATTGGTATTACACATGAAGGTCAACATCAAACCGCTTCAAATGGTAATGAAATTTATGTTTCTAATGATTATGGTATCACTTGGACGAAGGCTTTGGATACTCAAGATGTTATTATTTATATTTCTATTTCATTGAACGGACAATACCAAAAAGTCGTTGTTGCGGGTGACAGTTTATATAGCTCGGATGATTTTGGTGTAACATGGAATCGTCTTGATGATGGTTCTAATTTGTTTTATTCTATACAAGCATTTCCAACTTGCGGTGTTTCAATATCTTATAACGGTCAATATCAAGTTATTGTTTGTGAAACTATTTATATTTCTGATGATTTTGGCGTCACATTTACTGATGTATTTGAATCATCACCTTTTAATGATAAAAATTGGATGGATGTATCTATTTCTTCTGACGGACAATATATGGTTGCTGTGGAAAGTTTAGGTAAGGTGTATTTATCAAATGATTATGGTGCTACTTGGAATATGATTACAGATACATTGTTAAATATTGTTGGATATTGGCGTAATGTTTCTATTTCGGGAACCGGTAGATATATGTCTTTATTGCAAGATAACGGATTTATTTATTTTTCGGTTGATTATGGTGTTACATGGGAACGCAATGAAGATCCCGCATTACAAAATAGAGCTTGGAGATGTATTGCTGTTTCCGCAAACGGACATTATCAAACTGCTGTAGAACATAATGGATATATTTATGTTTCTAATTTATTGTAATTTTACTCTCAAAAATATCATTGAATAATGTATAATAATGCCATACAAAATACGCAAGGTTCGCAATAAACCATGTTATAAAGTATATAAGCCATCTACTAAAAAGGTATTCGCAAAATGTAGTACTATGGAAAACGCAAAGAAACAGGTTCGTCTATTAACTGCTATCGAGAACAATACCACATTCCGTGAAAGTATAAAAAATAATCGTAGGACACGTAAAGTTCGCAAATAATTTTATTTGTAAAATAATATACAAATAAAATATGAATAAATGTATAAGTGCATAAGGTGTTGTATTTAGAATAAATGGATAAAACTCTTTCCATCTCATATGAACGTTATATTAAACTTTGTATGAAAGAAAAACAAATGTTGGAAAAATGTTTGGAAAAATATGGTGTAAAGGATTGCGATATTTACAAATCATTATTTAAGGATTGTGAGAAATTTAAAAATCAAAAAAATACAAATCATATGATATAATTCTCTTCTTGAAATGTATACATATGGATAAAAAAAATGAAAATATTAAAGCAGATATAACTAAACAAATTACAATATACAAAACTGGTAATGAAAAACAAAAGAAAATCGCAGAGAAAATGGAAACTGTCGTGGAAAACATGAATTGTTTTTTATGTCTAGATACACAAGAATGTTGGTTTTATCGAGGCAGTGAATACAATGATGATAAAGGAAAGTATTACAAGGGTTCTTGTATCCGTTGTCCTGATGAAAGTTTACGAAATAAATGGATTGAGGATAGTCATACGGATGAAATGACTGGATTAAACGGTTATGAATTATTTAACAAAGAAAGCCATAGTGCTTCACCACGTTTTGATGCAATTGAAAAATTTGTAATTCGTACTTTTCCACAAGTTTGTGACGAAGAACCAACCTATAAAAATACTCAAAACAAATTTGTGAATTATAATTGTCGCTCTTGTATGTTTAAATTTGACATGGGTAATGTTGTAAAACAAAGCAAAACAGCATTACGTATGTGTATCGGAGATCCAATGGTTATATCATCTATATTAGAAGATATCAAAATAAATGTTGAAAATGGATACAATAATAATGCTGAAGAAGAAGTCATTTGTAAAGAACTTGATGATAATGTATTCATATATGTAACAATAACTAATAATTCGTCATATAAACAAAAATATATTGCCGGTCTTTTTCAATACAAAGTATATCATTTAGATTTTCAATTACGTGTAAATTCTATGCAGGCTACCAATTCTACTGCTATTTCATCTTGTAGGAATATTATCAACAAGTATAGTGAAAAACAGATAAAAAATATCAAACGTGGTTTAAGTATTTTGACACCACGAAAGGCAGTGAATGATGTTATTCCTGATGATATAAAACGAGCCACCATACAACGTTTCAGAGGAAAAATAAAAAAATATTATTTGGATAAAGGTACAGGTATAATTACATGTAACAAAGATAATAATGAATATTTATTTCATTATACATCGGTCAACGCAAATGGCATGGAAGGTATTTATCAACAATTACGTCCAGGTCAAGATGTATCCTTTTTGGAAACGATTACAAAATCCGGCAAACGTGCTTTTGACATTGAACTAGAAAACGTATTGGATACTATTGATGAAGGATCTGACAATCTTTTATCTCAAATATAGAACCTGACCCATAAATTAGGAAAAATTGAAACGGAAAATAACTTTTGTTCCGTGAATAACACAACTGGAACAATATAACTACAACAACGATGTCTGAAACACGAAATAAAAGACAAATAAAAAAGGTGCTTTGTAATCTAGAGGATGCGGATAATACTTTACTTACTAAAAAGATTGTTTTGAAACATGATGGTTATGATCGTTATGGACCACGTTCGAATTTATATGATCTTTATGTTATCTACAAAGATAAAACCAATAGAATATTGAAAAATGTATATTACCGCGAAGATTGGTTTGATGGTCACGACGAAACATATCAATTATATACATCTTATTTATTAGACGATGAATATAATGAAATATCACAAATTTACAATATAACAAAGCAATAAAAAATAAGCGCCATTGATTGTTGTCAGCATTTCATGATATAATTTTACATTATTTTTTACTTTTTTTGATTGTAACAATTCAATACACACCATCCACTATATGTCTTTCTAATTCATCGTATTTTTTTAATAAATCATATAATTTATTTTTAATCGTCTCATAATTACCGTCGTAATTATCCTCTGTATTTTCAAAATAATCCTTACACGCATATATAGACGGTTCATATCTGACAAGAGTGATGATAGCATTATGTAAGACGTTATAACCCGGATAATACTCTATGCGTTTTATTTTACTATAATCTGCTTTACCGCTGAAATATTGTAATATATCGATTGCTTGTTGTTCTATTCGCGAACAATCATTTGGTATATATTTTAATGGCGGTGAACCATGACAGCATCTTAATAGTATATGCTCGTGAATAATATTATGCATTTCTTCTTTTGAATATTTAAATAACATACTTTGACAAGCAATATAAATTCTATTTTATATAATATATTAGACGAACACTATATTCAATTTTTACACCATGGATAGAAATGATCTAAAAATAACGGCAATATATTTATTTACAACTATTATCGCGGTTCTAATTATTGTATTTGTAGTGGTATAAACCCTTGAAGATTTACATCTATTGTAAATTATTTCCGTGTAAAAATTGAAACGGAAAAATACATTTGTGATTAGTAAAATAATATAAATATAATGCAACATTATTATTTAGTCGCAAAAAATAATAATGAATAAACCAAGCGGAGAACAACAAATTATAATTGACATTGTAAAAAATGGATACAATGTATCGGTTGATGCTTGTGCGGGTTCTGGTAAATCAACTACCGTCCTCAGTATTGCAAAGCAATTACCTGAAAAAAAAATATTACAACTTACGTATAATTCTGCTCTTCGCTATGAAATCCGATCAAAAACAAAAGAATATGGACTTGGAAATATGAGCGTTCATACTTATCATAGTCTGGCCGTTGGATTTTATCATCCTAACGCATACACTGATACTGGGATGCGTAAAATATTCATTAATGATGTAAAATTACAATCCTATATTGATATTGATATTTTAGTGATTGACGAAGCACAAGATATGACCCTTTTATATTATCGTTTGTTAGTTAGATTTTTAACAGAGATTTACGAAAAAACTAATAAAAAAATACAGATTGTCGTTATGGGTGATTATAAACAAGGATTATATGAATTTAAGGGTGCAGATACGCGATTTCTTACACAGGCTCCTTTTATATGGAATATACACCCGTTTTTATCAACGCCTTATTTTGAAACCCGTTCATTAAAAATGTCTTATCGTATTACAAATGAAATTAACTTGTTTGTGAATAAAGTAATGTTGGGTGAAGAACGAATGATGTCTTGTCGTAGTGGACCGAAGGTATCTTATATAAACTGTAATCCGCTCATTACTGAACGTATTATTATACATAAAATAAAGGAACTCATTGAAAATGGCGCTAAACAAGATGATTTCTTCATATTAGCTGGCTCTGTCAAAGGTTCCCGAATCAAAAAATTAGAAAATATGTTAGTAATGAATGGTATTAATTGCTATGTACCATTATTTGAGACTGATAAAATGGACGAAAGAGTAATCCAAGGTAAGGTTGGATTATCTACATTTCATTCGGTAAAAGGTCGTCAACGTAAATATGTATTTATAATGGGTTTCGATCAAAACTATTTTTCGTTTTATGGTCGCGATTTGGATTCGGATATATGTCCGAATACATTATATGTCGGTGCTACACGTGCGAGTGAAGAACTATTCTTATGTGAAAGCAATAATAGTATTATTGATCGCCCTCTTGATTTCTTGAAAATGAACCATCGTGAAATGAAAAACACTGAATATATTAATTTTATAGGCACACCACGTAATCTATTTTATGAAAAATCAAAGGATAGTGATTCAGATTCTATAGAGGATGAAATTCAGCGACAAAATGTCACACCAACTGATTTAATTAAATTCCTTCATGAGGATGTTTTGGAAGAAATTACACCTATTGTTGAAGAATTATTTACCGGTTGTGAAAAAGGTGAGATTTTTGAAATTCCAAGTATTATACAAACAAATAATGGATTATATGAAGAAGTAAGTGATTTAAATGGCATCGCAATTCCATGTATGTATTACGATGACATTAATCGTAAATGGAATTTATCTGATGAACCTGTTTTATATAGCATGATACATGAACGCTCTCTACAATTGGAGAAAATGGATACTTATATAATGGAAGCAGTTGATTGTGTTGATGTAAATATGTTATCTGTCGAAGATTATTTACACGCATCTAATGTTTACAAAGCAATTGACGAACAATTATATTCCAAATTACATCAAATTAAATATGATGAATGTAATTGGCTTGACGAAGAAGTCATCGAAAATTGTAAAGATAGAATACAACATCATATAGGTATTGAATGCGAAGAAGAAGAACCACAAGCAGAATATTCCATCATTCATTCAAGTGATGAAGAAGCTCATGAAAATATTGATATGGCATTAAGTGATTGTAGTTTAAATAATTTCCAATTTCGTTTCTCTGCTAGAGTAGATTTAGTTAGCGAAAAAAGTGTTTGGGAGTTAAAATGTACCAATGAAATTTCATTAGATCATAAAATACAGGTTATTATTTATGCTTGGTTATGGAATATTTTAGAAAATCCCGAAAAAACATTTAAAATTTTAAATATAAAAACAGACGAATTATTTATTTTGAAAAATGACATGGTTTTGATTGATAAAGTTGTTAAACTTGTAATATCAAGCAAATTTATAAAAAATGATGTCCGAAACAATGATGAATTCATCAAAATGTGTATAGAATAAGGCA